TTTTTTTTTTTTTTTTTTTTTTTTTTTTTTTTAAGAACAGTTAGAAAAGTTCAAAGACAACCCTGGCCCGCGGGGTGCAGCTCCCCGAGGGAGGGCGGCGGCGCCAAGGGGAAAGTGCGTCCAGAGAGGAGACGTCTTAGAAAGATAGCACAGTACAACCATGGCTTAGGGGCTCACCCGAAAAGTTTGTGGGTGGTCTTTATATCACCATGGAGGAGTGAAGGGGTTCTAACTAACTAAGCCCTGTGGGTATTGCACCACAGGTGAGTTCCCTAACTATCTAAGCAGCCAGCAAGTTGAGCCAGCGGAGTTGGAGGTAGGAGTAGGGTAAGAAATTTGGAGCGAACCCAGACTTGAGGCACTGCTCGCGCACTTTCATGCACCAGCGCTCGTACGTCTTGGGCCCACTATGGAAGGCCAAATGACAGAGGGAGGTGACAACGTCCTGGAAATCTCCATCACGCAACCACATCACTGATTGTTCGTACGTGTCCGGGTCCATCACCGGGTGGATGAAGAACGGCCGAATGTCGTCCGGAACGAACCAGCGTTTGAGGAAGGTGACTTCATAGATTGTGGACGTGGGGGGGAAATCAGAGCCCTTGTTGGCGGGGGTGACCACCAACGGGGTGTATTTCTGGTAGAAGTCTCTGATGAAGGAGGGGTGGATGGGGGGTTCTGTTGCGTAGATGACATCGTCACCGTACGCGAGGATCTGAAATTTGGAAGGGGAGAAATCTGCATGCTGGATTAGGGCCGATAGCACACAGATGTTGTTGATGATGGTGTTGAGGATGGAAGTGGCCACACAACCGGAGGGGTTTCCTCCGACCATGTCGTACATCTGGTTGCCATAGATGTGGTGAGAATGGCGGATGGAGTGGATGTACTTTGACACGCGGGGATCGCCTGTGAGGCGCTCCAGTCGTTCGGCCACAAGGGAGAAGGCAGCTGAGGGGAGAGTCGCATCGAAACACTTGTAATCCAGATCATATACCTGAGAGAAGTCCGCAAACTTGTAGAAAAACTCAGTCCAGTGCACGTCGGGGTTGCAGCCAACCGCACAACCGTGTTCACCGGGGCGCCCCTGCATGTAGTCAATGAGACCACCGAGGAGCATCCGACCGGCGACGATTGCGTGAATGGGAGCAGCCTCAACGATTCTGGTGAGTCCGTCTTTCACCTTGGCGGTGGGGCGGAGTTCATCTTTCAGGAAGGTGGAGTAGACATAATCCGGATCTTCAAGCGTGCGGTCGATTTCGACTTGGAGTTCAGGTTTGGGGACAAAGACACCGGGTTCAGGCTCATCAAAGAGGGATCGGCGTGAGCGGCCTTGGGTATTCCAGGGGAAACCCGCAGCTTGGCCCATGTCGAGCCCCTCCATGTTGGGCGTGCCCATAATCGCCTGTTCCTGGGTGAGGACGGGGAGGGAGGTGGGGAAGGCGGAGAAGTAGAGGTCAGCAGCAGCTTCCAGACCGGGCCAGGGCTCGGTCTGGTCACCTTTGCCGTGTTTGAGGAAGAGTTGGGTGTCGAGGTTCACGCCATCGTTGAGACGGCGGTCATTCCTCTTGAGGGGAGCCGGTTCCTTCTTGATGGGGAAGGCACCGTAGGCGGGGGAGGGGTGGAGGCGAGACATCCGGTTGATGTTGACACCGGGTTTGACCTCGCCGGTGGGGACAATGAGGGATTGGTGGGTGGTGGCAAATTGGGTGATTTGGGGAAGGATGGTGTGGAGGGGGGCTGAGAACCCACTCGCGCCAACCACTCCTGCCACGTGGAGGCCAAGGATCTTGACCCCGGAGGGATCGTCTGTGACAAGCGGGGATCCGCACAGACCTTCGAAGGTCGCAGCACGGTATCCGTACGCCTGTTTGCAAACGATGGCTCCAGGGAAGTCCATGTCCAGTACGCGGTTGTCGGAGTAGCGGACGTAGAGGGGGGCAGCCTTGTATTGGGACACAAGGACACCAGTAGGGTAAGGAAATGAGCCGATGAATCGGCGCATGTCCCTGTACTGGCGGGAGGTGGGGGTGTGGACAAGGGTGAGCTCTCCAAGCTCCAGGGTCTGGAGCGTGGCCCAGTCGTAGGCGTCTGTGCCCACGAGCAGGGTGGTGTGGTCGGGCTCACGGAGATGGGTGGGGACAAGGAGGTAGCGGGAGAAGATGTAGAATCCAGACATGACAGCCTTGGAGGTGCCATTTCCAGACTCCACGTGGACAACGTTTTGGGAGATTCCGGGGAGGGCAGGGGAAAGACCTTGACGTTGGATGTGGCGGGTGGGGATGGGTTTGGCGGATTTGGGTTTTGCTTTTTGGTGTGGCAGACCAGAGTATGCCGCTTGCGTTTCAGACTTGGAGTCTTCACGCTGTTGCCAGATTGAACGGGCCAGTGGGATGATGGAGGTGAGGAATCCCACGACCGCAAGGAAGGTGGTAGCAACAAAGATGGGTTTCCTGTACTTCCATAAGGTGTTGGTTATGGTTTCCAGGGGGGTGTTGTTGGAGATAGCTTGTGAAAGGGGGAGAGAGCAAGAGATAGGCTTGTGGTGGGCGAGTGCCTCCACAAGTTCATCAGCGTAAGCTTCAGGGATCTCGCGAGGTTCCGCGGTGATGGTGCGTCCCTGTCGCTTGATGAGAGAAGCGAGAGAATTGGAGACCCCGGTCGAGCGGTCCATACGAGCCATGATGGCGTCGATGAGCTCGTCCAGGTTGGAGAAGGAGGGGGTCCAGATGGAATCGCGGTCTAGGCGGACCACGTTCGCTTGGAAGAGAGTGAGAGGAGTCTGGGCAGTGAAGTATTTGGAAGTGGTGTTGGGGATGGGGTTGAGGGCATTGACGGGGTCGAACGCAACGCCGTTAGAGGTGACGTTGATGCGCAGGTGAACGCGGCGCCGGAGGGCGCCCATCGACCGCGCAGCGCGTTCGTTGGGTTCATGGAAGTTGGAGGTGACGACAATCACTCGGGAGGTGTAGTGAGTGCCTTTCTCCTCCAGGGAGGCCATGGGGAGGATGTAGGGGGCAGAAGAGACGAGGTTGGGGAAGTTAGCCCAGTCGCGTCCTTCGGGGTCCTGGCCGATGTCGTCGATGAAGTGGACGACTTGGCCATTGTAACCGTCGAAGTATTCGCAAGAGGCTGAGGTGGGGGAGTAGACGTCGTCTGGGTTACCAGACAGACGTTGGGCAAGGGTTTGGGCAAGGAGAGAAGCAAGGAGGGATTTGCCAGTGCCCGGTGGTCCATAGAGGTAGACCACAACGGGTTCGGGGCGGGGCCCGACTTGGCGCTTGCGGTGTTGGGAGAGGGCAAGGGTGTAGTTTTTGAGGGCCTGGTTCAGGAATGCAGAGTGGGGGCCTGATTTCGCATCCTGAGCTATCGTGACGAGCTCACGACAGCGTGAAATTGCGGTGGTGATGTGCTCCACCGGGGGTTTCTCGGTTCCGAGGGCCAATATGGAATCCGAGTAATGCATCATGATTTCGTCATGTGCATCAGCAAGTTTGGCTTGGGGGTCAGTCTGGGCCTTTCCGCGAATCCAAGTGAGGATCCGCTGGGCCCATTTCCAGGCAGTTTCTCCGATCCACTCGACATTTCGCATGGCGAGTGCACCGTCATTGAAGTCCTTGAGGCCTTGCGGCTCAAGGGTTGCCTGTTCACATTCTTCAGGGGTTACTGAAAAGCCAAGTTTGGTGGCAATCCAGTAGTAGAGGGAAGAGAGGACATTGCCGGTGGCGGCGAAGAAGTCGCGGGCGTGGGGGGCAAGGTCAGCACAGATGATGACGAGGAGTCCAGAGATGGACATGGGGGTGGGAGAACCGAAGAGGACGAGGAGGTATCCAAAGATCTTGGCCAGCCAAGTGAGGAAGGACACGACCCCGGCCTCGACAGCGTCTGAGACTCGGGAGAAGAGAGAGGATTTGAGATCGTGGAGAACGTCCGTGAAACCGTCCAGGGACGAAGCGACCCTGGTGGCGGCCTCACGGATGTCAGAAGCAGCAAGAGTGACAGAATTTGCGGGACCTTGCAGATCAAAGTTGGTGACAGCTTGGGTGGCTTGGGTGACAGATTCTGAGATGCGGGTGAGGGTGCGGTTGGTGTCAGCGTCAGCGGTCAGGGTGAGGAGACCTTGGCGCTTGATGCCTTTGAGTGCTTGCACGGCACCAGCAGCCGAGGCTGCGACAAGGGCAAGGGCACCGACTCCAAGAGCCAATGAGAAGCCGGTGTTGGGAAGTTCCACATTAGTGGCACCTTGGACGAAGTGGGTACAGTTATGTGTTGCACTGTACTCCCACGGTTTGCCGAGTTGGAGTTCGGCGATGGTCCAAGCGGAGGGGAAGACCTCTTGGTAGAGTTCACCTTCGAGCGGTTCGTAGGCGACAACCGCAGTGGTCTTGTCACGGGAGAGGGAAATTTGCTTTGTGCTTCCATCGCGGGCGACCTTTCGGAGCGCCCAGTGCACATAGGTGGGCCTATCTGCACGAACGATGTAGACACGGTCATCTGGGTCGACATCTCCCAGGGAGGTGTGAGCTCCCTGTTTGACGACGGCCACAGATTTTTCCGGATTGGTTTCGGGAGTGGGAAGGGGCGGGAGGGGAGGTGGGGCGCGGGGGACCCACCCTTTGAAGTTGCCAAAGGCGACCCATGCGGTGATGGTCAAGGGTTGCGGTTGGACAATTTGTTGTGGATAGGAGGGGAGGAAGAGGAGGGTGCCCCAGGAGCCAGCCTGGAGGACACCAAAGTTGGTACCAGACCAATCCTCCCAGCCATAGTAGGAGGTGGGGATGGCTGAGAGAGGGGAGGTGTAGGGAATGGAAAAGGAGATGAGAGTTGTGTCTGACATGGGGATGGGTGTTTCCGCCATGAAGAAGTTGGACAGTGTTTGGCGGTCAGGACTCTGAGGGATTGTAGCACCGGGGGGGGCGTAAGCAATCAGCAGAGAGGTGGGGAGACCATTGGGGTTAGAGATGCGAAGGGTGAAGCGAAGGTCAGCTGCAATGTAGGTGAAGCAGGAGAGCATCGCGGTGAGACCGGCAACGTCGGCCGACTGCTGCCAGTTGAGTGGATCCAGTGGCAGCCGGGCGACGGCACCGTCAGGGACAGGGATGGAGGGTTGGGTGTTAGAGCCGAGAGGGAGGAGGCGGTAGAATGAGAAGAAATTTTCCAGATTGGAGTCAGGAGGGAGGGAATTTTCGGTGTACTCAAAGGTGGTGCGTGGCTGAGGTGTGTTGTCAGAAGCACCATTCTCAATGTTGGCAGTGTCCTGCGGTGCATTGAGATCTTCTGAGTTCGCCTGGGAGGTGAGGGCGGGGTTTTGCATGAAGCGGACGTTAAAGGATTCGCCCGCGGAAAGGAAGCCTTGGATGAGGGCAGAAGCGGGGGCAGAATGGGGTCCTGTGAGAGGATTCAGGACCCACACAGAGAGGTAGCCTGTGGTGGAGAGGAGGGCATCAGGGTTGAAGATGTCCACTGTCTTCCAGTAGGACTGGGAGATGAAGGGGATGGTGAATTCGAGGGTGGAGGCTGCATTGACGTCCCACACGGTGTAGGTACCGCGCATGGCGTCCTGCATGGTTTGGGGAGGGTTGGGGGCAGCGGGGGTGTAGCATACGACCAGACGGCCGTAATGCTGGGCTGATCCAGTGAAGAGGAGGTGGGCGGCGAGTTCACCGCGCCACTGGGAAAAGAGGGAGAGGACGTAGGAGATGGGAGCGCCAGTACCAGCAATGGCGCTTGGGGAGACGGGGAGGATGGCGAGCCTGTCGCCAGCCTCCTCGGCCATGGTCCAGGGGAGGGTGGCCATAAGTCCAGGGCGGTGAGCGAACTCGAGCCAATCGTGGACCCTGGCAGGGATGTAGTCATTGGGGGGGTAGAAAGCGCGAACTCCACAAAGGGGGAGTTCTTGGCCAGCCACGGCGGAGCCAAAGGCACCGGCACCCGGGACGATCCGGGTTTTCCAGTGTTGCGGCGCCACGTAGCGGAGGCCATGGAAGGTGGAGTCGATGGGGGTGACGTAGATGGAGCAAGAAAGAGAGGTGGGGACACCAGTGGGTGGGTTGAGTGGTGAGAGGACTTGTAGGTAGGAGGTCCAGGGGGCATGGAGACCGGAGGAGGTGTTGGGAGTGGGGGAGATGTAAGGGACCTCTAGAGTGGCGGTGTTGCTCTCATAGAGGTTGAGGATGACATAGGGGTAGACGAAGCCGGCGTTGCGGCGGGCGGACTCGATCGCTTTGGTCGCGGCTTCTGGGATGAGGTAGAGGATGAGGGCACCAGCATGAAACTGTGAACCGTTGACGGTGACCTGCACGCGCCAACCACAGTTCCACATGGAGTGGGTATTGTACATGGCAGCCCAGGGAGAGTCTGGGTACGCACGCACGAAGGAGAAGGGGAGGGGGTAGGCAGTAGGGTAGATGGCTTGGGAGCCCGACCCTTCGATTCCCCAGTTGTTGGATGATGAGATGGGGAATGTAGGGTTGTCGAGGGCTCCCCAGAGCATGCCATTGTTGCCGGCCAGGTTCCAGCCGGCTTCTTGGCTCTGTTCCCAAGTGACCGTGTCAAGGAGCCAGGTACGGTCACCTGAGGGTCCCGGCATTGATGGTTCATCCGGGTTTGGGAGGGGGACGGAGGAGGCAGTGGGGTAAGCAAGGAATGAGGGTGCCGTCGACCCGGTGAGGATCGCGGCGTTCCCGGCCTGGGTGGCAGATGGATTGAGAGCAGCCAGGCCAGGCTGAGGGGTGGAGGTAGAGGAGGCAGGGGCAGGGCCTGTGAGCTTGCGGGAAATCGCCTTTCCAGCGAGTTTCCCAGCTCCCTCGATGCCGTCGCAGGCGGCATCGGTGGCGCGCTCAAGAGCGCGGGCAGCGGCAGGTTCCCACCACTTGGAGAAGCGGGAGCCTACACGATTGCCAGTTTCGATGGTGGTTTTGGAGGAGGAGGAAGAGTGGGCTTTGTCAGAGGAAGCACCACCTGGGCGACCAGGCAGCTGGTCAGCGGACGCGGAGACGGGAGCGTCTCCAACGCCCACAGAGACAGTGGGGGTCCAGCCATTGGCGCCAACATCAGTGGTGACGTTGTTGCCATTGCCGTAAATGTTGGTGACAGAGTTTCCTTGGGGTTTGAGTTGGTTGACAGCAAGGGGCATCCGTTGGGGGGGGAGGTCGGGGAATTTGAGGAGCTGTTTGAGAGCTCCAAGGATGGCCAATTCTTCAGGAGTTTTTGCTTGGAAAGGGCCTGGGAGAGACAGCAGGGCGATCTTGTCAAAGACCTTCTGCTGAAAGTCAGAGAGGAAGGTGGGGGGCTCAAACCAGTCCTGGACATTGGAGTCCAGGAGCCAGTCTTCGGGGGGCACAATGTTGTACTTGCGCCGGGGGAGGGGGTTGGTGCACCTGTGGCAGGGCTCGAAGCCTTCACCACAGAGTGACTCGGGGGAAAGGAAGCCGTGTTCCTCATCACAGTGGCAATAAGGACACGGGAAGTAGGATGGTTTGGGGAGGGGATAAGACATTTGGGGGAAAGACTGTAGGTAGAGGAAGTCTTGGTAGTCAGTAGCAGTGATGTAGGTGAGGCGGTAGAAAGAGTTCACAGTGGAGCGCGCAGAACGAGATTCCATTCTGCCTGCCATTATGAACAAGAAGAAGAGGGTGGGAAATGAAAATACCCTTAGACAATTAGCCTACGCTCAGATCCCTGGCGAGCCAGGGGTACCTGCGTAGCATTCCTCGGGGTATTAGAGTGGACACTCGTTCCAGGGCGTTGGCACACGCCCCTTACGCCATGTCTTAACAGCAAGTTGCCAGACCGAAGTCTGGATGAGAATTACGCACACTGGGGCAGCCTGTTACCAGGCTTGGCAGCCACAGCGGAACATTCTCACAGACAATGTTTGCCAGACAGCACAACTTGTGGTCAGGGGCATGACTTGGGGGGCAGCACTCCGCGGCCGAGGTCGGAGGCATGCAGTGGCGTCACTAGTTGCCCGACAGAGTTCACTGACAGGACTAGCCTTAAGGGAGAAAGACTCGACGCCTTGACAAAGGGGGGACCCACAATTGCCACTTTTGGCAGCTTTCGCGGGGTCTTTGCACAGCCTGTGGCACGTCAGGCTGGGGGGAGGATGCCGGGCATGAAGCCCAGAGGGGAAGGGAGGATTTTCCACCTGGCATTTTGGACACTACTGGTCGGTGGTTCCAGCAGGAGTCAAGAGATTGGGCACAACACTTAAA